ATTGAAATAAGTGAGCAACTGATTGAATTAAATCACTTACCATCTAAAAATTTACAAGTTGAAGTGTTCCATAACGGTTATAAATACACACGAGCAACTTATGAATTAACAACAATGTTAGGAACTCCTGACCCTCAAGCAAGCGAAAGAAAAAGCAAATTTAACTCTGATGAATTGTTAAGGGTTTTATATAATCCAAAGAATGCGTATCAAGGCGAAGGCGTTTTAATTCGTGGTCGTGATGTTTTCAAAGAAGCATTAAATCAAGCAGAATACACGCAAAACCTTTATAAACGCGGAGCTTTACCACTTGGTATGATAAAGTCAATTAATCGTTTGAATCAAATTGCTATTGACCGTTTACGTGAATCATGGAATGCACTTTATTCAGGCATTAAAAATTCTGCTCGAACTGTAATTTTGGAAGAAGGAATGGACTACAAACCACTTTCGATGAATCCGTCAGAATTACAAATGAATGACAGCAAAAAAGATATTAATAGTGAAATTTGCAAACTGTTTAACGTGCCTGAAAGCATGATTACCACAGCAAACAATAAGTACAATACGATTGAGCAAAACAACTTGAATTTCTTAAAAGATTGTTTGTCTCCAATCATTCACTCTTTTGAATCAGCATTTGACCGTCAGTTACTAACAGAGCAAGAAAAAGCAAACGGTTATTTCTTTAGATTTGATACAAGTGAATTGTTGCGTACTACCGAAACGGAACGTACAGAAGCACTTGTAAAACAACTTAATGCAGGATTAATCACTTTAAATGAAGGACGAGCAGTATTAGATAAAAAAGCATCTGACATTGGAGAAAACTTCATGATTTCTCAAGGCAATGTTTTGATGGATTCTAAAACTGGCGAAATTAAAGTTCTTAATATGGGATTAATCGGTGAAGAAAAACAACCTGTAGAAGACAATGTTGAAGAAAGCAAACCTGTAAAGGATGATGTAAAAAATGAATAAGGAAATTAGACAATATGGTATGAGTCCATCAGACTTTCAAACTTCTGATGGGCTTTTTTGTCGTGGAATCGTAAATAAACCTGGCAAATGGTCACACCCATTGACGACTCGTGATGGTAAAAAGTTCATTGAACGTATCATGCCTAATGCTTTTACAAAAGCACTACAGCGCAATAATGTGGTGGATTTGTTGGGAGAACACGATAAAGAAAAACTTCTTGCGAGTACACAAAATGACTCATTGAAATTGACCGAAACGTCTGACGGTCTGTTGATGGAAGCACAACTTTCCGAAACAGATTTCGGCAAACGATACCACACGTGGATAAAAGACGGATTAGTTCCCGATATGTCTTTTGGATTTCAAGTCCTTAAAGACCATTGGAAAAAACTCAATGACGGTACTTACGAACGTTCAATCACAGATTTAGCATTATTTGAAATTAGCGCGGTTAGACAAGGAGCATATCCCGATGGGGAAATTTCAGCAAGGTCTGAGGACAGCATTATTGACATTGAAATCCCAGAAATAGAAGAAAGGAATTTTGAAATTATGAATCTTAAAGAAGCAAAACAAAAGAAGCAAGACCTTATTAAACAAGTAAAACCAATTTTAGATATTCAAGAACAACGTTCATTAGAACCTGATGAGCAATTAAAGAAACAAATCTTGTCTGACGAAATTCGAGAACTTAGTGAACACATTGAGGAACTCGAAGCAAAAAATAAATCCGTAGAAAATCGAGGTAATGATAAAATGACAAATCAAACAGAAATCCGCGCGGTGGAACAATTCATTCGTAATCAAGAAGGCGAAGAACTACGCGCATTACAAGCAGGAACTGGCGTTGGTGCTTTAACTGTTCCTACATCTTTACATGATGAAGTGGTTGGAAAACTTTACGAAGTAGCACCTTTATTTGCTATGTCTAAAAACTATACGCCTGTTAACGGTTATTTAGAAATCTTACGTGAACAATCTTTGGGTGGTTCTAGTGCTCAAGCATTCGTTGCTGAAATGGTTGAAGTTCCTAAAGCAGATATCACAATGGACAAAGTAAAACTTGAGCAAAGACGTGTAGGTACAGCAATCGAACTTTCTCAGCAATTAATCAATGATTCAGGTATTGACGTAGTAGAACATGCGACAAACGTTTTAACAAGACGTGTTGGTTACTTAATGAATCGCGCAGTTTTAAATGGAGACAAAAATGCAGGTCAATTTGAAGGTCTTTTAGGTTCGGTTTCTATTGAAAACGTAACTGCTGGTTCGGCAACTGGAATTGCGATTGATGAACTTTTAGACGTTTACAATGCAATGAATCCAGAATTGATTCCTAACGCAGTTTGGGTTGTAGGTCGTAAAGCATTTAACATGATTGCGAAACTTAAAGATGCTGATGGACATTTTTATTTAGTACGTGATGTTGCTGAAACTGGTGTAACTTACCGTTTATTCGGTCAACCAGTATTCATCAATGATGCTATGCCAGACCCAGCTGCTTCTGCTCGTACTGTATTATTCGGCAACTTTGAACGTGGATACGCAACAATGACTAAAAAAGGATTAACATTCAAGAAACTTGACCAAACATCAGACCAAGCACTTAAAGGTTCGGTAATGTTAATGCTTGATGGTTACATGGATGGTAAGATTTACAACGAGAATGCGTTTAAATTCTTAATCCAAAAATCTTCTTAATTTATAAAAATCTAAGACCTGCGGATTCGTAGGTCTTTTTTATTCAGAATATTATGAAAATATAAAAGAACGGAGCAATCTATCATGAAAAAAAGATTAGGCGGTTTTAGTCAAATACACGTTGCAAAACTTGTATCTGATGGAACTTATCAAGCACCTGTTCCAGTAGCAGGCGCAAAACAAATTGAAGCAGAGTTGTCTTATGAATCAGTACAATTTTACGCGGATAACGCTATTGATTATAGTGATTTTATTTTTAACGGAGGCGAAGGAACACTTACCGTATCAGGTTTAACGATGGACGAGTATAATACACTGTTCGGTTCGACTGTAGCAAATGGCGGAGTATTGGTTAAATCTACGGATATTGCTCCAGAGGTTGCTGTTCTTTTTGAACGTAAAAAACTTGGAACCAACGACAAAGTTCTTTATGTAATCTATGCGAGCAAGTTTGCTCCTCCAACAATTGGCGCACAAACAATGGAAGGTTCTGTTGAAGAGGAAACTCTTGAATTGAAATTTACTGTTCGTGAAGTCGAAGACGGAAGTGTGTTTTATATGGTCGATTCAGGCGAAGCAACAGGCGCGGTAGTTACTGATTGGTACACTTCAGTGCAAAAACCAGTTTAATAAATGTTCGATGAAGGCGCGATTAATTTCGCGTCTTTTTGTTTTTATATCAGTTCGGTATTTGAACAAAAGCACGTGAGATTAACCCAAATTAAAGAAAGTAGGAATTATTTATGGCAACTTCAAATACAGGCGTTGGCCTGATTCTTGATAATAAAAACCTTTCACCAAATCTTGTTGAATCAAAGGACGTTCCATTATTAGCAACTCAATTTGATATCTTTATCGGTAAAGGAACAGAAACAAAATTATTTGCTTTAGATACAATCGAAGCAGGAGTATATGCAGAATTAGGTTCGGCAACTGCTGATGACACAACTTTTGCAAGTATTGATTTTGACCAAAAACGTGTAGCAACTGCAATTGAAATGACAGAACAAGCAATTAATGCACAGGGAATTGGCTTACAAGCATATCTAAAAGATATTTTAACTAAACGTCTTTTTAGAAAGTTTGCAGGTCAAGCACTTGGTTACGGTACAGCAGATGGAGCTAATGAATTTCAAAGCATTCTTGATTACAATACAGGAACAAAAAAAATCAACAGCACTGACATTAAAACATTTACTGGTGGCGTAACTTTAGCAAATATCAACTTGGCATTTGAAGAATTTGATGAAACCAATTCAAGTGAAGCAATTTGTATTGTTGATTCATTAGCAACTTTACGTGGTTTACTTGATGAAGCAGGTCAATTAGTGTTGAAAAAAGAAAATCGTGCAAATGGTTCAAAAGGAACTGTTTTTGGCAGACACGTTTTCGTTCAACCGATGAACGGTAAAGCAAAAATGGTCTTGATGAACCCTAAAGCATATGCTGTTTCAGTATCTGAAAACTCAGGTATTACAGTGGGAATCAGTCCTACTTCTGCTGAACAAATGTTTGTTGGCAATGCTTTTGCACAGGGTAAAGTTGTAGACCCTAACGCAATCAAAATTATTAAAGCATAATTATACGGAGTCCTTAACAGGATTCCGTTTTTTTCTTGTTTATACAGTCTAGTAAAATCCGTATTTTATTTGCATGAATTATCCTTACATTTTCAAGGAACACAGTATAATGTACTTATAATTCAATAATAAACTCTATCACTTATTACCGTCCTTTCCGTTAATTCGATTGGGGCGGTATTTTTTATGTATGTAATCATGTATATAATATAGAAGTAATTGGGTGCGTTTCCAACTGCACTTTACATAAATCGTCCACTACTTTATAATAAAAAGACAAGTAATATCAAGAGAAGTAGTCAATAACATAGAAACGTTTATATACATGATTAAATACATAATTCCACTTTTGCGTCTTAACAACTGAAGCAGTTGTTGCTGACAAGCCAGAAGAAGGCGGAGCACCTGCAATGCCTGACATGGGCGGCATGGGTGGAATGGGCGGCATGATGTAATCACTGCCCTCTGTGAAAAAGCGACCAAGTACTCACTTGGTCGCTTTTTTGCGTGCGTTAATATTTTCAGATTTTTTTAAAATTTGTTAAGATAGTAC